TATCTTGGGTGACTGAACGATGGAATACCATTCGCCCTTATTGGGGATTTGATCAATTGAATGCCAGACCTTATTTGTTGAAGGTTTACTCATTGTTATTTCTTTTTGTGTAAACTATAATATCCTTGACCGCATTGACCCCGTTTGGTGTCGTGACGAGTATTTGACAGTTTCCGGTCTTGATCCCGGTTATAATGCCGCTTTGGGTGACAGTCGCTATGGACGTATCAGAGGAAGCGAAACTTATGTTCTTGTTGGTTGTGTCATCTGGAGAGAACAAGACTGTCAAGACCATTTGCTCTCCAGCTTCTAATCGATTGTCTTGTGGTAATATCTGGATGGCATCGGGACTAATTATACCGTCATCGATCGTGGATGATTCATTATAGGCAGGCTCTGTCACGTCTTCCTTATCATCTGGAACATCACTATGGTTGGTGAATGGAGGAGTGATGACCTTTTTCTTGATCCAGTCGGCATACTTGTAGCTTGATGTTATCCTGAAATATATTTCATAATCAAGCCAGTACGCTTGCAGCATATTAGTGGATTGTGGCATGTCAAAGTACATCAAGTTGCATCGTTCCTGAAGTGCCTCCTCTTCCTCTTTTGCATCTTGGATAGCCTTGTTCAATCTCTCCGCTATATAAAATGGATAAGTCTCCCAATTCACGTGCTGGTTGTCTAGCTTGTTGAGGATAAACCTTATACGGATGGTACCACGACCTTCCCCGATACGTTGCTGGGCCACCAGAAAATGAACATTCGTAAATCGTATAAAACAAGCAGGAAAAACGGTCTCGTATTCAGTATTGGTTTTACTCATGATTCTCTCGAACTGACCGGTATCTATGGCTATTGTTTTAAAAAGGGGAGGACTTTCCATATTACCCTCTTCTTCCTTCACGGTAAGGATTGCTCTTTTGATAGCTTGAAATACATCGCCTAATGTGTTCTCATTGTCTGTAAGCTCACTATTGTCTTGCTCATCAGAACTTCCTTCGCTTTCTTTCGTTAAGAGTCTTGGTTTGTATTTTTTTATCATATGATGCTTTTTAATAAGTTATATAGTATCAGTTGCGCTTTAAGCTCAACCAAAGGGGAGTCACCCATGAATTTACGTTGGATGTTTGGAGGCCATGTTCCTGTGGGATCGTTATGGAAGGCTGCGTAACTTTTAAATGCGTCATTTCTTCTTCCATTAGCACGGAACTTGTTTTCATCCGTATAGATCATCAACCCTCCTCCTTCGTATAGTTGGTAGGAGATAGAATCTTTCAAATCCCCCGTTTCGTTCATTAACTCATGATGATAACGATGTTCGTTTTTTCTAAGAGGCCAAAATCTACCATTGTCGCCGGGAGCTTTCTTTAGGTCAAACGACCTCTTAAATTCCTTGACATATTCTTCCCCTATTTTCAGCTTGGCCTTAAATAAGCCAGACGCAAATTTGCTAGGGACTATTTTCCATTGATTTAGCATGTCTTGAAAAGTGATATCTATACCATTCATGTCAAATTGTATTTGGATTTGATGCTTGATGATATGTTTTTCATGGATTGAATAAGATTCTTATCCACGGTGAAGTATGGGTGATCCTCTCCGAATATAGCTCCACCCTTCGCTAGGTTTTGCTTGAACACAGGATTAACTGCTTTATCTATAATAGAACTTATATCGGGAACATCCATATAGTTGGGTCTCGTAAATGATTCCACCAAGTAACAACGGCATCTCCAATCGATAGGGGGGATCAGCCATTCAGGAAATTGAGATTTAGGATAGCTAAGTCCTTCCAGCGCACGATGAGAGTCACGAACACGCTCGTCCCCTTGTGTCATAAACATAAGGGTTGTCTCCTCTGGTAAAGTTATCCACCATGCTGCTATAAATGAAGCGTAGTCTATGTCCTTATTTTCGGTCTTGGCGTATACATTATTATATAGATAGAAGATCTCTTCCGGACCGCTATCCTCGTCTTGCTCCTCTATATCCATATATACTTGAGTCTCCTCTGCCGTGGCAAAATCAATCAAGTTGTCCAAAGCCGCAACGAGAGCTTTCCTTCTCTCGATCTCTGAGGGCGTTAGATATGTCTCGTTGTGATTTCTTACTATATCCAGCGCCTCGTTAAAATCTATACCAAACCTTCTCACGCAATGTCCAAAAGCGAACATGGCCCGAGCCTCGACAATGTCTTGAAACTCCTCTAGGTCTATGGTCTGGTTGTCGAATTTATCTAATAGTTGCTCGAACAAGAACAATAAATACTCGTACTCTTTCTCGGTCTCATCATTAATTTTAGTCTCATCGAATATCTCGTCTTCCATTCATGACCTCCTGTAAATAGTTCGCTACGCTACTGCTGCTCCTTCTCCTATAACGTCTTCTGGATGCAGGGGCAACAGTACCCATTGATCCACCAGCCACCACGTTATCCTTATCATCGACTTTACCGTCATCATTTATATCGTTCCATCCAGCGGGATTATTAAACTGCTTCTTTACAACAACACCAAATTCCTTTGCGATCTCGTCTGGTTCTATCTCATATTTATCTGAAAGAAAATCGTAAAGATCTATCTTGCTCTCAACGCTCATCTCCAATCCTCCGGAATATTTAAATTCCAGTCCATTCTCAATATATCCCATAGCTACTAGCCGTGGAATAATCTCCTCGTTCATGGCATTCTCAATATATTCCCGATAGACCTTGATGCGGTCTCGGAAAATATCTTGGTGGGCTTTAGTTGATCCTACATAGGATTGTGTCGCTCCAGCCATAGACTCAGAACCTAGAATCAAATTTGACACCTCGGCGTTAACTAGCTCGATAAGGCTCGTATAAATCTTCTCGCTATTGGACATAGTAAAAGCCTTGATGTCTATGTCATCATTTAATCCCGTCACGATAACACGATTGGTTGCGGCAGATGCGATATCGTTGGCTAGTCTATTTCGATCTCCAAGATTCTCACTCTCCGATTTACCATGGATAATAGGTTGTCCATATGTATGGCTGAAATTTATGTAGTTAGCCAACGTGAATTTCTTGGCGAGAATCAATGGAGTAGTGGCTGAGAACAAGCCTAGATCACCAGAGTTTATAAGGATATAGTTCTTCTTATATTTAGGAGTCTCAAGGTCCCAATTAGGAAGCCATATGCCTTGACGTTTCAATACGGTCTTTTGTTCAGGCAATACATTGCGGCGTTCGATGAGATTCACGTCATTCAGTTTTCCTGTAATAGGATCGATTGTTGGATTAATCTCAATCAACGTATAACCATACAATTTAGATTCAGCAATGCCTTTGATGATCTTGATGAATTGGCTCCCTTGTATTTTCTTCGTAGCCTCCACATCACGGACATATTGACCATTAGCATTTTGTCTTGCCAACATATATCTTTCTCCGATAATCTGGGACTCCAATGTCTCTAAGACACTTCTTATGTGAGCGTCCTGTTGTACACATGCCTCATATAAGTCGATCAATCTTGATCTATCATCCAAGATCACTCCCTTGACAACTTGAGAGCGAGTCGATTTATATCTGCAATTCCTTTCGATCTCGGACACATATTCCTGTATGGTCTTTTTGCTTGTCCGGAAGATACTCTCTAAGGTTTGCGAGTCTATTTTCCCTTGATTTATATTCTTGTCCATTAGGTTTTAGTTATTTATGAAGAATAGAGGCATCTTAAGTGAGTTGTTTTGAAATAGAGGTTCTATGATATTATCCAATATATATTCAAATGCCTATTTTGTTTGTTTTGTTAAACACGATATTAATATACTTAAACGTTTCTGTGGCATTACATATAAGTGATGAATAATTTTATATATCGTGTATTTATATTTTATGTGCTAATAATTAGATGGATATAAATTTATAATAAAAAATATATGTAATAGTTTGTCAGTATAAAAATAGATGTATATCTTTGCATCGTATTAATAATAACAATAAATAAAAAGTATGAAAACTGAAAATTAATGTACGGTTTTAATTACTTTAGCGTTCAAGGAAACTTTCGGTCCATTAACGATAGGGGACAGGAGGAAAACGCTAAAGAGCTATTTTTAACTGAATCAGCAAATTTTTGTGATGCTGAAACCACGGTCTCGGAACTGCTAAAAGAGACTACTCAATTTCCGGATACTATTGATATCCCAAAGATCAATAGACTGGATAAGGTGAAAAACTTGCTATATAGTGATATTCTTCAAGTTGAGAAATCAGAGAAGAAAGGCTATATGGAGTATTCAATTGATAAGGAAAACGGTGTGATATTGTTTTCCGCAAAGGTGCAATTCGAGGAAATATCGGGAAACAAGGTCAAAACCACAACCGAAATTTATCTCGTTCCGGCTAAATCTACCTCAGAGGTCGAGAAGCACCTTAAGGCTCATTTAAAAGATAGTGTATTTGATTACAAGATTCCGGATGTGAACGGGACTAAGTTCGATACCATATTGGTATTGGAAGAGACACATCGAGATCTGGTGAAGGATTATGATCTGATTAAAAATAGATTATAATGTACATTCCTCAGTATTTTGAGGTTCAGGAATTAGTATGCCCTCATGTTTGCAATAAGTGGGGGCATAATCCGAACTTCATCTGGAGCTTCTTTGATCCCCATTTACTTGAAACACTGGACTTTCTGAGAGAAAAACTAGGGAAACCTATTTTTGTAAATAGCTGGTCTATAGGGGGAAGCTTGTCACAACGAGGTCTTCGTTGTAATCTATGTGATCTGGTTAGATCTAAAACCAGCATGTCTAAAATATACATGAGTTCGCACATCTTGGGAAAAGCTTGTGATTTTGATGTTAAGGAAATGAATGCGGCAGCGGTCCGTAATTGGATCATGCTTCATGCCTCGGAACTTCCATATCCAATATCACTGGAGGATGGCGTATCGTGGGTACATCTAGATATGCGTGAACAAGGTAATAAAAAAATCTATCTATTTAAAGCGTAAAAAATGAGCACTAAACATAATTTCGAGGCTTGGTATCCTGAGTTACCAGATTTATTATTCGGTCAAGTGATGGGAGTATCCGTATTCAACGCTACGGCTTTTATGAACAACAGAGAAGTAGATCAATTTCAATGCAGCATTGATAATTATAAGGAAACTTGCTCTGTTATTATTGATCTATACGCAAGAAAATTGGGACTTGATAGTCCGGAGCAATTGTTTTTGACTGATGATAATGGAGACACTATGATCCACGAGGTTCTCGCCTTCTCCTTTGTTGAGTATATTGATCCTGCGTTCTCTGTCTATATGCACGATAGGATGCACGAGCTGTTCTACAACGGGATGGTAGTATCTGATAACTATTTGGCAGTAGCCGCTAAGAGAAGGTTGCCGAAATCGGTACTGGAAAAATTGGTATAAGTATCGTAAGATGGCAAGACCTATAGGATTAGGACCAGAAGTAAATACGGTCCTAATCTTTGAACCTAATTTTAACTTGATAGCCATTGTATCTAATTCGTATCAAGCGGCTAAACTAACAGGGTCATATCAACCAGCTGTACACATGGCGATAAAGGGTGGATTAAAAACTACGAATAGCTTGTATTTTAGATCGGTACCTCCCAATATGGAAGTCTATATTTCGGACTTGTATTCATTAAAATTACAAGAGTTTGACCAAATGTGTGGATTGGAGAGATCCTATGAAACCCCAGAGAGATTATTAAACAGAGCAAAGAAGTATAACAAGGAAACAACTATTAAGAAAAATGACAAACGTAAGAATCTTAAATAAATCAAATAATTCAAACCCTGCGTATGAGACACTAGGATCATCTGGAATGGATGTAAGAGCTTTTTGTGAAGAAAGTATAGTGATTGAGCCGAACCATAGGGCACTAATCAAGACAGGACTTCATGTTGGATTACCGACAGACTATGAGATCCAAGTAAGACCAAGGAGCGGTTTGGCGCTGAAGAAGGGTATAACAGTTGTCAATACTCCGGGGACAGTGGATGAATCTTATAAAGGCGAGATAGGTATAATTCTCATAAATCATGGAGATGAGCCTTTCGTGGTCAACAGTGGTGATCGCATAGCCCAGTTGGTATTGCAAAAAGTCCCTAAGATCAATTGGATTCCGGTTGATACTATAGAAGAATTGGGAGAGTCGGAAAGAGGAGAGAGTGGCTTTGGTCATACAGGTGTGCAGTAGTGTTAAATCTAATATGTAATAATTATGGAGAATAAAGTAGTATTATCAAAAAATAGTAACAGTGATGAAATCAAAGCGTATTTCTTAGAGGTGTCCAGATTATCCAAATCTAATGAAGAGTTTCCTGTGGATTTGGATGATGTATGGCCTCTTGTCTATGAAAGAAAAGACAACGCTGTTAAGTCTTTAATCAAATATTTTATACAAGGTATTGATTATCAATTAATCCGCCAAAAAGCGGATCAGCCAACAGGCAGTAAATATGTAAATAAATATTTCATAACATCATCATGTCTTGAATTTTTTATCGCTCGCAAGATTCGTACTGTCTTTGAAATCTATCGGCAGGTTTTTCATAAAGCAGTTATCAACTTGTCCTTGCCTAATTTTGAGGACCCTGTTGAAGCCGCCTTAGCTTGGGCTGAACAATATAAAGAGAAACAATTAGCACTTCAGAAAATAGAAGAGGATAAACCCAAGGTTGAGTACTATAACGAGATGGTAGAGAACCGTGATTACTTTACCATATCTTCTATTGCGATTGAGCTGAAAGTGACAGCAGCCAGTTTGAATAAGTTCCTCTTGGATACTGGATGGTTTACTAAAAAGTTCAGCATTATTATCGCCGATGATGAGCACAAGAGTTGGCAATGTGATGTTCCTTATTATCAAACCAAAAAGGATGGAACAAAATACGTAATGGCATCTCTAGTAAGATGGAGTAAGAAAGGCAGAGAGAATATCATTAAACTTTGGAAGTCTAACAATCAAAAACAAGAAAACGATGTTGAATTATATTAAGAATATCATAAAGAGAGGGAGTTTTGAGTTCGCTGGAAACAGCGTAATGTATATAATCAACAGCGTAGACAATATGATGTGGTTCAGATTGTCGGATATATGCTCCGCTATAAATGTAACGGATTGGTGTAATCCTAAACACAAGAACTACTTGATGGGTAAGGGCAAGCTGGATAATAAGCGAAGGATTTTATTCACCCAATCCAAAGTGTACGCTTGGGGAATCAACGAAGAGGATGTTGTTTGGTTATTGGAGGAATATGCGGAGACCAATTCCACTAGAGCTGAGTGTGCCTCTAGACTATTGAACATTATCAAAAAATTTATTGAGAGAGAAAAAGGAGCGGAGATGAAAGTGGAAGGACCAAAAGAAACAAATAATGTATCAAGCTATAAAAAAGAACTAACTAATTTTCCGGGTATATTTAATTATAATGGGAACAATATAACCTTTAAGACTGTCAACAACACAGTGATGGTCAATGCTACAGAAATGGCAAAAGGTTTTGACAAAAGATTTCCTGATTGGATACGATTGAAGTCCACAAAAGAATTTCTATATGTATTGTCTACCATAAAAAATAAGAATAATAGTCGTCGTGCAGATCTGCACGACGGTATTCAATATGTTAGTTATAAAGAACTTAAATTCGTTATGTCAGGCGCAAAAGAAAATCATAGCCTTATTTTAATTTCTCAAGGAGGTCAAGCGCAGGGAACGTGGATGCACGAGGATGTAGCTTTGGAGTTCGCTCGTTGGTTAGCTCCTGAGTTTGCTATCTGGTGTAACGACAAGATTAAAGAGTTAATCACAACAGGAACTACATCATTATATAACAACGTTAATTTTGGCGGTTTCCCCATCCCTCAGAAATTCTCTGATGCTCTTATTTTATCCGCTCATCTACAGCAGAAGGTAGAGGAACAGGAAGCCAAGATCGAAGAGGATAAACCGAAGGTGGAATACTACTCTGGTATGGTAGAGAATCGAGATTATTTTACCACTACGACTATCGCTACGGAATTGAGAACGACATCTCAAGTATTGAATCAATTCTTATGTAACAAGGGGGTATTGACCGGAAAATCTGGTAACTGGAAAGTAACAGATGAGCATCAAACCTTATTGTCACCTTCTCCGTTCAAATCAATCATTAGATGGAATCATGAGGGTCGAACATTGATACACCAGCTTTGGGAAGAAAAAGTAGAAGAGTTAGTAGAAGCTTAATAATAACCACGTCCACCCTTCCTTTTCGGATTGGTGGACACTAAAACTATCACAAAATGGAAAAATACGAATTAAAAGAAAACAACACTTATTATTACAAACATCATTTATATGTCGTAATAAATATAGGAAGACAGAAAATGGAAAATGGAGCATGGGAAGATTGTGTTATCTATAAACGTGAAGACGCTCCTAAAGATCCATTAGAGCAAAAGATGTTCGTAATAGCAATATATGATTTCTTGAAGAATTTTGAAACACTGGAGTACGTAAGACCCAGTTTGTATACCGGAAACATTGTGGCGAACGGAATAATATTTAATGCAAAATGAAAATTGTAAAAATACGAGTTGGTAAGGTGCTCGATCTTGTTACGAATGAATTATTGTATAATGTAGAATTTAAATTCGAGAACCAACGCAGATTCACTGGATATTCAATTGAAAATTGGAAGGATATATGGGACGCAAAGTTAGCTATCCAGATGCACGATAGAGGAACGACCACATTTCATAAAGTAGGAGCAGATAAGAATGGCAAAATTTTTATGTCGAGTAAGATAGAACAGTGAATGTTTTATCTCTCTTTGATGGGATCAGTTGCGGAAGACTGGCTTTGGAAAGAGCTGGCTTCACGTCCATCAAATATTATGCTAGTGAGATAAGCACAGCAGCCATTACCGTGAGTGAACATAACTATCCAGATCTCATAAGGCTGGGAGATGTTCAAAATTGGAAGGATTGGGATATAAATTGGAACAGCATTGATTTGCTAATAGGGGGAACGCCGTGCCAAGGTTTCAGCTTTGCTGGTAAGCAATTAAACTTTAATGACCCAAGAAGTAAGCTCTTTTTCGTTTATCTGGATATTCTCAACCACATCAAATCATTAAATCCTAACGTAAGATTTCTTCTTGAGAATGTGAAGATGAAGCGAGAGTATCAAGACATAATTTCCAAATCTCTAGGAGTAGAGCCTATTATGATTAATTCTTCTTTGGTCTCGGCTCAAAATAGAAAAAGAAATTATTGGGCAAACTGGGGTATAAAGCAACCTCAAGACAAGGGCATACTTTTAAGTGATATCGTCTTGGATGGTATCGTTGAAAAGGATAAAGCTTATTGCCTTACATGTAGATCGGGGAACGCTAGGGATTATTTTAAGAAGCATCAAAGTAATATAGCGTTTATTCCTTCTTCTTCTGGAGAATACAAGATTGAAAATGGAAAGATCAATATCGTGTTTAAAAAGTCGCCAGATCAAAACGCTTATACCTTTGACGTAAATATACCGGATGGGAGATACAATATTAGACCTCTCTCTCCTGTTGAATGCGAACGTTTACAAACATTGCCAGACCATTATACTTCTAGTGTTGGGATAACAGAGAGATATAATCAATTAGGCAATGGCTGGAGCGTAGATACGATTACACATATTTTAAAAGAACTAAAATCACAAGAACAATCATGAGCGAACAAATAAGCGTATATACATTTGAAGATGTAACTACTCACATGAAAAATGAAATCCATTATTTTATCACTATAGATAATGAGATTTTTTTGAATTTGAAAGACGTAGCTATTGGATTAGGGTTTGAAAGAATCCAAAGTATTAATGGTAAAGAGTATCGATCAATTAGATGGGGGAACATTAAAGGCTATCTGTCACAAGTAAATGATATGACAAATGTAGATCTAATAGATAGCAATACATATATTTCTGAATCTGATTTTTATGGGTTAGCTGTGATTGCCAGATCTAAAACAGCAATGGATTTTAAGCATAAGATGGCTAAAATATATATGCCTGATATCAGAAGAAAGAATGACGATATTAGATTTAACTCTCTCAATAAGAAAGAACATTGTAGCGATCAGTCTTTGAATAACAAAACAATATCGATCAATATTTCTTCATTAATCAGTAATCTTATAATCACCGACACTCAAGCTGATAATGCTGTTGAGATCATTGAACATAAAATACGCATGGCTTTAGAAAATATCGTAAAAACATACTCAATCAATCAAAATGAACAATATTGAACAACAAATCTACGATAAAATAGTAGGAGCAAACAAGGAGTACCGGCAAGGTACTCCTATCATGTCAGACCTTACCTATGACGTATTGGTTGACGAACTAAGATTCATCAATCCGGATCATGAGTGGTTTAAAAAGGTGGAACCGGGGATGGATATTGCGGGTCGGAAAGTAAAACTACCGTTCCCGATGAGATCGTTGGATAAAGTGAAGACTTTTGAGGAGCTATGTCTGTGGTTTGGTAAAGTCGGCATAGGACCAAATGACGATGTGGTTATCACTCCAAAATATGATGGTATTAGCTTGTTATGTAATGAGAATGACTGGATGACATATTCCAGAGGTGGTAGCGACAATGAAGGGATGGACTGTAAGCGACATATGGATCTAATGTCCTCTGTATGGCATCATGACAATGCTCCTGTTGAATATACCTTTGGCGAGGCTATTATCCCAAAATCAATATGGAAAGATAATTTCGAAGGTAAGATAAATCCATTGAACGGTCAACCATATAAATCTGCTAGGAACACTGTGGCTGGGTTATTTAGGCGGGACGATCCACCCTCAGAATTACTTAAACACGTATATTTTATGCGCTATGGAGCTTTTGGGGAAGGGGTTGATAATTTTGATAGCTATATGGATCTCCTTAACCACATGGAAGCATCATTTGTTTATGTGGCAGGAAGATACCATACATTTGCCAGTTTTTTGGATACCTTGTTTCTTAAAGAGTTATTTGATGATTGGAGTCAAGATTTCGCTATTGACGGTCTTGTTATCTACGTGAACGATATGAGACGCTGGAAAGAGATTGGCCGTCACTCATCAACGGGTAATCCTCAGTGGGCAATTGCCTATAAGCCGGAGGAGTTTACGGGCGCTGAGATCACCACTGTTCAATCCGTCAATTGTAAGGTGTCTAAATCCGGATGTCTAAAACCTACCGTGGCTGTTGACGCTGTAGAGCTGGAAGGAGCCACTATCGATAACCCTACAGGATATAACGCTAAGTTCTGTTTCGACAAAGGTATTGGCGTTGGAGCTGAGATAAGAATAATCAGGTCTGGGATGGTTATACTAAAAATCCAAGACGTAATTTGCCCTGTATCCAATGATGTCGTGGAGAAGGCTTTTAAATTCTGTCCTTCATGTGGAAAGGAAACGGTCTGGAATAATTCCTTGGTTGAGCGTATGTGTCCAGACCCGCTTTGTCCCGGAAGATTATTAGCTAAGTTGATTTACTTCTGCGAGAAGTTGGAGTATGATGAGATAGGAGAGGAAACCTTGAAGGCGATCTTTAACTCCGGGATCGAGTCTCCGGGAGATCTTCTTCATACGGATCTTTCAACGCTACAGAAGATAGATGGCATTGGTTACGATACCGCTAGCAAGATCATAGAGAAGAACCGAGGCATTTTTGATGATGGTGTTTCTCTCCCTAAGTTAATGGAAGCATCCGATTGTTTTGATGGAATAGGAGAGAAGAAGGCAACAATCTTATTGTCTAATGTAGATAATGTGACCTTGAGGTTATGGATCTCTGGAGAATTAACATTGGCTGGATACTTAGTGATGACAAAAATCATGTCTATGACAAAAGGGGTAGGCGATAAGATGCTAGATGAGTTCTCGAACAAGTGTCAAGGTTTTGTTGAGTGGGTGAGGGGGAACGAGATCCCTATTGCTTGGGAGAAAGATGAGCCTTTGGGAACATCATTATCCGGAGTGAAGATTTGTTTTACCGGTATCCGAGACAAACAGCTAGAAGCGAAGATCACGAAAGCTGGTGGTACTGTGTCTGGATCGGTTAGTAAAAATACCACTTATCTGGTTGCTGACGATGTAAATTCCAACTCAAGCAAGGCTGATAAAGCTCGATCGTTAGGGATACCAATAATATCGATTTGTGAACTAAATGAAAAAGTAAACTTATAGATATTAATTGAGTGTTTTAGAATGTAAAAATGCAGTGTATGAATCATAAGATTTTGATACACTGTGTTTTATGGTTGAAAAATTTTGTTTGTTATATAAGTAATACATACCTTCGCATCAGAATGAAACAAAAATAGATTGAAATTATGGCAAAGAAAGGTGTATTGACAACAGCGGATTATCTTCCATTTAAGGAGTATAAGGAAACAATGTCCAAACTTCATCGTGATGGCTATTATCGTGATGAGCTTTATTTTATTCTAGCGTATACAACAGCTCTTCGTGTATCGGATTTACGCATGTTAAAATGGGAAGACGTGTTAAATAAGACATGTTTGGTCGTTACCGAGAAGAAAACTAAGAAGACCAGACCTATACCATTCAATGATGAGTTTAGAAAAATCGTGTCTGAGCTGTATGAATTATTAGGACATCCATACAAGGGTT